TGCATGAGAGCGAAATTGATTCGGAAGTATGTCTCAAGATTGATATGAGACATACTTAGGCGAAAAAATCGGCTAAACCCTCTAATACTACAGTGTTCTCTTTTTTGGTAATTGGATTAGTCACAGTCAGTGTATGTGACAACTTAGGCATAGTCTCAAAGAATTTCTCAAGTTTTTGGAACTGTTGTGAAGTCAGTGATTCGACCCATTCTTTTAACTCTTTCTTAGTACAGTCAGATGCAGCAAACATCTCTTCATCATTATAAACCATTTCAATACAACTAGAGAGAACTTGGAATGATTTTTCAATCGTGTCCTCACTGTCACTAAAATTATTATCAATGAACTGAGCAAGAGAAGGATACTTCATCTTTACAGTCCAACCATCACCAATCTCAATTTCTGTTGTGTGTTCTTCAGATTTTGTAACTTGAATGTCAGCGATAGGAACAGTGACACTCACTTCTGTTTTTCCGTCATCGCCACATGTAATGAGAAGATCAATAGACTCACCTACAGACTTACCACGAATGTTCAAGAACAAGTATTCAATATCAAAGGCAGGCAGAGTATCTACCTTAAGACCTTTTGTAATAACACATTCTTTAATTACTTGCTTGACTGCATTAGTAATCTCTTTTTGGTTTCCACCCTCTAAAGCGAGAATGAGTATCTTCTCTTCTTTAACCAGAAACGGTCTGTACTTAATAATCTTTCCGTTTGATGGCAATTCCAACTCATACTCAGAGGTCGTAATTTTTGGTAAAGGCATAATATGTAATTATTCGTTATTATTTAGAAGGGTTTTTAAAGCTATTTTGACTACAACACCAATGTGCCTTGATTTGTTAACCACGCAGGCAATGGTCTATCGGGATTATCATCTCCTGTAAGAGTTTTAGCAGCAGAAGATGGCATTATTAATTCCCCACCATCATATCCAGAAACATCTTTATTCCTTACCATAACATATCTATCATAAGCAAAGTTGACTGTTACCTGTAATACTTGAGATTGTGCATAAGATAATGCCACGTCTTGTATAGATGTAGGAAAGACATTTATGAACTTATAACTCAAAGCTTCTGGTTTATAATTTTTTGTCGAAATGAAACCCTCTGTTGGAAGATTAGATAATCCATTTTTAACCCCTTTTTTGTTTGCAAGAGTTTTATCAATATCTCTTTCAAATTTAGTTATAGACATTGATCTCTTATATTGAGCTGGATATCTATGTCTAAAAAATTGATTGTTATCAAGTTGATTTGCATATCCCCTGCGGTTGGAGTCCACTCGTCCTGATTCATCCTTGTATATCGGGTTTATGTAATTAATCCATTCTTGGAATAGTGTAAGACTTTTATAATCTCCTGTCAAGTAATAAGTAACCGCAACGTCATTGAATGTTCTTTGAGCTGCAAACTTTTCTACTACTCCCTGTCTACTTCCTGTTTCTGTAGAGGTTGCAAAAGTTGCTCCAGGCAGCATTGCTTCGGTTGCCAGTAAAGCGAATCTCTCTTGACCCAATCCGTCAGCATTATCGTATACACCAGAGCTCCATAACCAGTCCTCCAGACTGTCAGTAAAATTATCACCAGACCTAGAGGATAAGTCTAGTCTTACCTTATAAAAACTCGATAAAGATGGATATCTCAGTACATCCAAAAAATTATTGCTGAATTTTTCACCTACATCCAATGAAGTCTGGTCTATTTCATCTTGAGTTCTACCTCTCTGGGGGTTAGCCCCCAAAGGTCCCAATTCTTTGAAATAGTCTTTTTGTTTGTTGTCGGACATCTAAATAAGATATGACTTACCATACTATGTATATGGCTTATAAGGGAAAATTTAAACCAAAACATACTAAAAAGTATAAAGGTGATCCCACTCAGATCATTTATCGCTCCCTGTGGGAGAAAAAGTTCATGGAATATTGTGATCTGACAGAAAATATAAGTCAATGGCAATCAGAGGAATTCTGGATACCATACAAGAATCCTTTAGATAGAAAGATGCACAGATACTTTCCTGATTTCTTTATCAAATATCAAGATGCAAACGGTAAGAAAAGGTCTGTGGTTATTGAAGTTAAACCAAAGAAACAATGTAAGTCCCCACCAAAGAACCCTAAGAAGAGAACTAAGGCATGGGCTCATGATGTACAAACATGGGTTGTTAATCAAGCGAAGTGGGAAGCAGCAGAACAATACTGTGCTGATAGAAAGTATGAATTTAAGATCATGACCGAAGACGATTTAGGTATATCTCATGATCGCAGAAGATATTAGACAACAAGCTGGTAAGAAGAATAAAAGTGGAGCATGGTATGTAAATGCTCTTATAGAGGCATTGTCTAGTGTTCAGAATCCAGATATTAGTGCCAGTGACACTAGTGGTGTGACAGAAGGAGATTTATTTTTCTTCTCTTATAGTCCATCTTTCCCAGAAAGATATGAATTTTGGGATACTCAACCCCTTGCAGTAGCACTAAAATTTTATCGAGATGGGTTTTTGGGATCCAATTTACACTATGTAAATCCCTCTTATCGTGATGCAGTTGCGATAAGCTTACTAAATAGTGGCGGCGGATCTAGTGTTCCTAAAAATACCCTGCACAAATATCTGTACTCAGGTGTAGGAAATTTACTAAAAGTTCCTAGAAATGAAGATTGGGGGGAAATTTCTAAACTTCCCACAGAACAATTCATAGACAGGAATGGTATGAAGTATCCAAAGTACCGAGCATTTAACTGGAGAAAATGACAGAACCTAAATTTGAAGAGATAGAGCCAGGTGTTTTCGTACCGATTAACGATCCTAATACATATGGGACTGAACTTAGGCTCAAGACAGAGCTTAAGCAGACAGTTGAAACAGCAGATGGTTCTAGCGTTGTTTCATATAAAGCGTTTATTAAAAAAAATAATGAAGGTGAAAACGAAGTAAAAATATATCCTGTCAATGAACAAGGTAAAGTTGAAGCTGGATCAAAACCAATATTTAACAATGGGGTCTGGGATGAAACTCAAATAACTAAGCCAAGGTATGAGTATAAAGGTCGCAACCGAACAGAAAAGAAACTAAACGTCACTTTTGATGGTCTAGATGTTATAACAACTGAGACAGAGGAGAGATCAAGAACCATTAAAGAGTTAAATATCGAAGGCGGTGGGATTCCCGATACTGAATATATTGAAGCAAACACGGTTGATGGTAAATTCACTGGAAATTCTGTCATGCCTCCATATACACTTAATGGAGAAGAAATAACCTACGAAGAATACAAAAAAATTAAACAGGAAGAGGAAGATGGAGTTAATATTCTAGATAAGTACGGAGTTGAGACAACTACAGTCATCCCCGCTAGTTCTACTACAGTTGTGGAGGGTGTTTTATTTAATGAACTACAGACAGTAGTACAAGATTATTCTCTCGTCACAAGTGAGGATGTGCCTGGATGGGCATCTAATAAAGAGTTGTCAAGAGTAGATGAAATAGAAAATGAACTCAAGAAACTTAGAGCAGAAGGTTATGAAAAATCAGGAAATAAGCAGATTGATCAGCGGCGAAGTAGGCAATGGACTGAGCAGATCAAAGATTTAGAAAAAGAACTTGCAATAGAAAAAGCGAAAGTTGAATTCAATTCACAAACCAATGGTACTGACAATGATATGGGGGGTGCTTCTGGTGTAACAGAAAGACTCAAATATGATTTTGATAGAGATGATGAGGTCACTTTTCAAATACCAGTAAAATACCCAAGGGACTTGTCAATGATGCAAGACCACTTAAAGATTCAATGTTATACCTATGAACCTCCATACACTAAGGAGTTCACAAAAACTAATGAAAATACAGATGGTGGTGGAGGAGATGCTTTTGGTGCTCAAAGAGGAACAGCATTTAGAAAAAAAGTAGGTGCTCCTATCATATTGCCTATGCCTAATAATATTCAAGGCACAGACGCTAGACAGTGGGAAGAGAGTAATATGAATAATCAAGCTCTTAATGCAATTAGAAGAGCGGGTTCTAATACAATTTTCAAATCCATCTTGTCTGATGTTGGTCTTAGTCAAATTACGCCAGTTCTTGACAACATATCATCTTTATTTCAAACAACATCCCAAAGATCTGGTAGAGCTGATTTTGCAGCAAACAAGATGAGTCAATTACTTGCAGATGCTAATATGGATGTCAGTTCAGATCAGATACTGGCAAGAACTGCTGGAGTTATTGCAAACAGTAACACAGAACTTCTTTTCGGTGGTGTGAGTTTGAGATCTTTTGAATTTCAATGGTTACTAAGTCCAAGAGATCCCAAAGAAGCTCACAACGTAAGAATGATGATTCGTGCATTTAAAGAATGGTCTGCTCCAAGAAAAGTTACCAAATTAGTTTCTGGTGACCAAAATGCAGGCAATACTGGTCTTGCTGGAGGACCATCTTACTTCTTGGGAACACCAAACGTATTTAAACTTAAATATGAGACTGGTGGAAATAAACCTATTCGTGGTATGCCTCTATTCAAAGCTTGTGCTCTTACAGAGGTTAATATTAACTATACTCCAGAGGGTCAATGGATGGCCTACGAGGGCGGTCAACCCACATCATACGCTATGACACTCAAATTCAATGAATTAGAGCCTATATACAACACAGATTATGGTAAGAAGATAGCAGATCCAGATCGAATGAGAGGAGACACAGCTGATTTAGAAGAAGTCTTTGTTGTAGACCAAGCTGATCCAAACACTTCATTTATAGGATACTAATATGCAGGGTTATTTTTCCTACTTACCAAATTTACTATACGTCTCTAGATCTCCAGAAAGGAGTTCTAATGAAGAATATTCTCCTGTAAAGAATATCTTTAGGAGAGCAAAGGTTCGTGATGATTTTGACAATGTAGTTACTTCCTTCGAGGACTTCTTTATTAGAGGTAATCTCAGACCAGATCATCTAGCATATACTTTATATGGTGATCCAAGATTTGATTGGGTTATATTAATCGCGAACAATATAACAAAGGTGAGAGACCAATGGCCTCTTACAGACTACGATTTCAGAAAATACATATTGGACAAATATGGTAGTGAAGAGGCACTAGCAGAGGTGCATCACTACGAGACTCTTAAATCTACAGATTGGGCTGGAAGAGTTGTTGTTCCAGAAGGATTGACAGTAGATTCTAATTTTGAACTTAAATATACTCAACTAAATGATGAAGATCAAAGAGTCATAGAATATAGTAGAGGGATGACATTGAATGAACTTACAACCATAGATGAGGCTGGTACTGCAAGAGATCGTTCTGGTCAACCAATTAGACATAACAATGTACAACCTGTGACCAATTATCAATATGAGTTGTCCAAGAATGATGCTAAAAGAAGAATTAGAGTTATCCGACCACTATATCTGAACACTGTTGTAAGTGATTTACGGAGAGCAATGAGATATAAGAAATCCTCCCAATACATCAGCAAGACGCTTAAGAGAGGATATAACCCAAGAATGAGTGGGGGATAAAAAAAAGGGGTCGTAAGACCCCTTTCTTGTTGTTTACTCTTC